AGTGTCTATAAATTTTTGGAATTCATCAAAATCTTTGAATTCAATACCTTCGCTCATTAAACGCTCTGCATACGCATCTGATAAACCTAAACCGGAAATAAATGCTTCAGGATCAGATATGGTTAAAACCCCCTCAGAATCTGACTCTATACCCAGATCTCTTAACCTAAGCTCTTTTCTTTCTTTAGAAGACTTTTTATTAGCGTAGGTACTATTATCAATAATAGGGACATAAGGAATATCTGCCATAATCTGAAAGGCTAGATACGGGTATTTACGGCATCAACCGCTTGTAATTCTTCTTAATCGATCCTAGAGGAACACGCATGAATCCATCGGGGCATAGAAGGCTCGGATTCTTCTGCAACATACGGTTGCTGATCTTCTTCTTTTTCGGGGCGGTATAGGTTGTCGCATTATCGATGTTATACAATGCAATCGCCGCAGCCAGGACATGATCATCATGATGACCAGGAGCTGCCTCAGGCTTGCCCTTATCATTAATTATAAAGGTTTTGAACTCTCTTAGTACATTCTCGTCAGGAATATCAATATTTTCCTCAATAATCTCAGCCGCCAAATGGTCTATTACCGTTTTCCTAGTAATTTTATCGGTAGACCATCCGAAACTCTTTTCGACCATGCCCATGGAATCGTTGTATTTACGCCGGCGATAGACCGTTAATCCCATCTCCAATAAATATTTTAATAATGCCAATCCGGAATTGTTTACTTCAGGGATTACAAACGCGCTTCCATAGAATCTGGCAGCCGCTTCCACTTCATGCGCAAGGATTCCGATATCGACGCGCGAATGATGCAATGCAACCAGCCGGGGGACATGCCAATTGCCATGCCAATCCTCAAAGGGTGCCCGCCAAACCTGGACAGAATGATAATCAGGATCGGCGGCCAAGCCCTGAGTCTGCTGATCTTCTCCTGTACAGGTATCGACAGAGATCAAATATTTGGAATCATACTCAGGCTCATCATATATTTTCCACATGCCCGCACGATCAGGCTGGAATCCTGCCGTTCTGCCCTCCCCCTGTACCGTAAGATTACCAATCCTGCTATGCTGACCGGGACAGGCTTTGATCATGGCTTCGACATTGGCAGTATGAAAACGGGGACGGGATGACATGAGGAAACATTCCTCAGGATCAGATGGATATTCCTGACGGAATTTACTGATATCTCCATTGCACTTGTCCTGAAGAACACGACGACGCCAATGCAACTGTTCATAGTTTACATCAAATCTTTCCATTTCGGACTTTTCGTCCTCAGTCATGGTATCCTTGAAATCCTGAAGTTCGGCTTCAGAATTGAAAGGAATAATGGAGTCCTCAAACTCGAACCATGCCGCAAATATTTTTGCCCATTCATTGTCCTGAACCCAGGTACGATAGAACCAACCGGCAGGACCATTGGGTGTCGAATCAGCAACAACCAGAGAAACATTATCGCCATCGTATAATGATTGAAGATATCCAAGTGCAGGGTCTCTTTCTCCCTGCATGGGCCAGAATGCAACCTCTGTCATGTTACCAACCTGGATTGTTCCAGATCGTCCGGCATTTTTAGATCCTGCGGTTTCCTTACCGTAATTACTTCTGCTCTGCAATTTGATCAAATCAGCAAGGGATCCACCATCGGCAATCGATCCGCCCGATTCATCCCATGGGAACATATCATTTTCCGCGTATCTTCTGTATATCTCGAAAACCTTGTCGCTCGTCCCGCTGATATCCCCCATCAGACTGCCGCTTAGATTTTCGTGTTTTCGCATATGATGGTATGTAAGCGCCTGGGCGCAGGTGCTCGCGCCTTTTTGCCTTGGTTTTAGAATGATCATTTTGCATGGCTTGTCCTCTATTTGGCATTTACGGTAATGGGCGAACATCCGCTTCTGAAGCGTGTTGGGCTTAGGCTTGATATCCTTACCCCGCTTATCCTTGATTACGGCAAATGTACTGAACCAGACCTCTGGATCAATACGGATGAGGTCGGTTAATTGGTCGGGATCGCTCACTCAGCACTTCCAGCGACGACGGGCCGCTTTTCCTCGTTCACCGGTCCAACTCTTAGACCTCGCGCAAAAAGCTTTACGACGCTTGGCCGCTTTGCTCCCCTTCTTTACCTTGCCGGTAACCGCAGTCTTGAGCTTAGATCCAGGGTTAGCTTTTCTGTAAGCTGCTACACCCTTTTTAGTCATACCCGCACCGTCTTTGGTTTTACGGTAGTTAGCTCCTTTGCCTTTGGTGGTTTTTCGAATGGGGTTCGATTTCTTTCTAGGCATTACTTCTTACTCCTACCTTTCTGTTTTGGTACGCAGTTTGGAACCTTTCGCCCACTCTTATTTTTCATACCAATTGCTTGGTATCCTTTCCAACAGGGTCCTTTCTTACTTTTGACCGCGCTCTTTTTCTTTCTGGCTGGCATTGTTCAATCTCCTTGCAATGGCCTGCCGACGCTTGATCTCGGCATCCGTGTTCATAAATTTTATTTCTTCTAAGCTGTGCATTATTCCTCGATCTCAAAATCTGCTTCAAATTCAACACTGGTATCGCAGAATCTTTCGATAACGGTGATTGCTGCCTGAGCCATATCCTCCTCATCGAGGTCGGATTCTTCCCACCAGCGCATGAACAGGGCACTTACTTCATTCTCGAATTGCTTTTGAGGGCTGAGATTTTTCTTTTTCATAAATTATCTTCGTAACATACGACTCGGAAATGGTCTCTCGATTGTAAGAGGTGTTTCGCTCCAACCTCCTGGTACCATGTACAAAGGTTTATGCCTTTGGCCGTAGATTGTTGGGTGCCTTTCCATTAATTTTCTTTTTGATTCGTCGTTCTCCTGAGAAAGTTTTTGCCGATAAGTGTTCAATATTGCCCGATCACGATCAAATCCAGGATCTGCTGCTATTTCACCAATCTGATGGGCAAAAGCTGGGTTTGATTGCACTTCATAGATCACAGCAAGCTCTTCATCCGTTCTTGGAGCTAGCCCATCGTCTTCTAATTCGTAATCATTCATGATTTTCGAGCTCAACAGGTGCTTCTTTCACCGATTCTGCGTAAACATCGACAATTTCGTTCAAATCGACGCCTGATTGACGGAATCTGGACATAATTTCGGCCGGAGTGACCGATTTTGCGCTGTTGTCGTTAACCGTAATCTCTGCCCTGGTTGCCGGTTTACCAAATCCGTACTCAAGCATGAGTTTTGCTGCGGTTAATCGAACCGTGTGGCAGGGTTTTTCGGCATATTCCACGCCTCTTTCCCCATCTGCACGGTTTTTTCTTACTGTTTGCATCGCTCCGAGTCCTTCTCGCAGTGCATTCATAGCTAGTTCGAAGTCTTCATCCTTGATGAACCGGTGAATGTCTTCGCGTAATCTAGTTACTTGCTGATTTGCCATGTGTTGGTGATTCTTTTGCTTTTTCTGGTGGAATTAACTCAATGTGGTGCTTCTGGTGATACCAATAATGTTGGTGCCTGTGGGTTTCACACCCAGTAAGCGCTAGCAAAATTAGCAGCAAAGGAGTCCTCATTGTTATACAGGCTACTATTTTGGTACCCCCCATACCACCGGTTGGGGGTCGCCTTCCAAAGGATCCCTTTTTTATTTCTGTGATTGATAGGCGATTACGAGTGGTAGTGATAGTGGTACCCCGTGGGATGTGGGGGGTGGGTCTACGAACTACGCATAGTCGCACATTAGTCGCCATGTCGGTCATGAGTATGGGCAAGACGCTAATCATCAAGGACTTAGGCGATATTACACACAGGATTGACAATCCGGTTTAGGTTTGAGGCTGAGGTCGGCTGACGCAATCGTCCCTTACCCTCAGTTGATTTACGCCACAAGATATGTGGCAGTGGCGGATTCTGTCAATCGGAGCGATAGCGACCACTTTGGCTTTTAGAGGGCGAGGCATCACGGCTTGGGCATCAGGGCACCAGCACTCGGAAGCTTGCTTCCGTTAAGTGCGAAGGGGCTGATGCCTCGCCCTCTGTCTTTAATGACTCGGGACAAAAAAAGACCTCAGTACCATGATAGTACCGAGGTCGTTTGGGAGTTAAGCAGAAACGGGATTTCCTTGTTCATCGACAAGGTTTTCGTCGCTCCATTTGGTGAATGATTTTTCGTTATCGATGTGAACATCTTGATCTACACGGAATCTGTCTTTTTTTGTAATAAGACGGCTTAGAAGATTGAATACGAACCAACTAGAGTATCTTCTTTCTGGATCGTATATTGCTCTTATATCGAGAGTATATTGCCAATGATTGCAGTTTTCATTTATGACTTCATTAAATTTATTGCATGCCCAATCGGAAGCGTCTCTGATTGCCCACTCGCCTACGCCTTCTTCGCCTATGTTTTCGTTTACTGATCTTATTTGCATAAGTGTGAACGCAGGCTTGAAGTCAGTATGACTGATGCACTCATATAGAGATAAGTTTTTATCCATTGCTAATTGTTCTGTTTGTTCAAGAGCTTCATTGGCGAAGACTGTGAATATTATGCGTGGTGGTGTTTGATTTATATGCATGATAGTGAGTTGGTGTGTGGATTAGAATTCTACATTGTCACGCTTGCTGATGTACAGGCGGACGAGCATCCAAAAGGATCCAAGGAATAGTTGATCGCGTCTTGAATGCTGTTCAGGGTCGCGGTTATTTAGGTTAATGTTGTGTTGTCGAGCTTCGCGTCTCATGGTCGCAAGCTGTCGTAGTATTTTGTATGTATCCATGATGTTTATAAGTAGTGAGATGAAAGGATTGTAGGTTGTTTTTGTTTACCGTTTTTAAAGACTTTTTGGCAAACGGTGTGAACTTGAGGATGTTTACCACGAGTTACTTTTTCGTATTGAATTTCAATTAGTGTAAGTGTTGTTCGTACATTGTTGTGCATGAGACGGAGTGAACCATCCATAAGATCGTTTGGTGATATGATATGTGGGTCGCCCCATTTTACATAGTTTTCGGGTTTTGTTGTGTGTTCGATCGAATAGTTGAACTGATCTAGATCTGATATATGTTTACCTGTTTTGGTAAATAGTATGATACAGAACGGATCTATTTCACATGATGGATCGAGTATAAGAGACAGCGTATGTCCTGTTTCTTTTATTTTATAACGAAATATGATTTTTGAGTTCATGATAGTAAATGATTGGCGGAATTGGATTACCTATTGTTGAACCATGCTTCGGCATATTTGAGATATCGTGCCCATGATTTACCTTGAGGGCTGTTTTGAGTAGCGAGAGTCATATGTGCGATTTGTTGTTCTGCACGAGTACCGCTTTGTCGGCATTTCCAATTAAGGTATAGAGCTATTATTATTATGTATTTGAATAGTTTCATAT